TTTATTAAATGAATTTAAAAAAGCATCTAAAGATATAAAAATAAAATTATTTCAAGTTGAGTTTGAGCAAGTAAAATTTGATACTAGTCCTATTGTAGAAAAGTTTAGACGAGAGTTAAAAGGTTTAAAAGACAAATTAGAGCAATTTAAATTAAAACTTGATGTAAAAGGTGATATAAATGTTAAAGATATACAAAATGTAAGAAAGGAACTTGTTAAATTAATTAATGATGCTAAACAAGGAAAAGATGTTGATTTTAAAAAGTTTGGTGTTAAAGATTTGGAAGAAGCAAATAAATTATTAAAAGAGTATAATGAGTTAATTAAAAAAGCTAAAGAATCAGCTAATTCATGGAATGTTGGTGTTATTAAAGGTTTAGATGAGTATGCTAAAAAAGCTATGGATGCAACATCACAAGTATCTAATCTTGTAGTAAGTGCTTTTAATAATATGGAGAATGCTTTGATTGATTTTACAATGAAAGGTAAAGCGTCTTTTTCTGATATGGTAAATGCTATGATAGAAGATATTATGAGATTATATATACGAATGCAAATTACTGGCCCTATTGCTAATGCGTTGTCTAGTGGTTTACAAAATTGGTGGAATAATTCACAATATGCTTCGTATAATGATTATGAAATTTCTTTAGCACAATCTTATCAAACAAATGCAAAAGGTGGTGTTTACTCTGGCTCAGGGATTGCGTCTTTTGAAAATTCTATTGTAAATAAGCCAACTATATTTCCTTTTGCTAAAGGTATTGGTTTAATGGGAGAAGCTGGGCCTGAAGCTATTTTACCTTTAACTCGAACAAGTTCGGGAGATTTAGGTGTTAAAGCTGAAGTTAATAACAATGCAAGTAATGTAAATATTAAAGTTGAATTAAAAAATGAATCTGGGACTGAAATGAAGTTGACTAAACAAACAACTAGAATGGGTAGCAACCCACAAGAATATATTGTAACAGTTTGGTTAGATGCTTATAATAGAAATGCCTACGGAATGAGAGATGCTTTAACTGGGGGTATGTAATTATGTTGTGGCCTACTACTATTAGTGTTCCAAGCAGAGATTATTTTAAACAGAAATATGTTAAACCACAAATAAGAACCGAATTTGAAAATGGAACTGTTCAATCAAGACCTAAATTTACAAAAGGAAGATGGGTTTTTGAATTAGGTTGGAAAATATTACCACACAGTGAATATATAACATTACAAACATTTTTCCATGAAAATCAAGGCAAAGTATTTGATTGGCCGCATCCTATTACAAATGAATATCATACAGTAAGATTTGCACAAGATGAATTACCTTCTGCTAGTCCTGTATGTGTTTATGGTGGGCAAACACAATGGCAACTTTCAGGGCTTGTTTTAGAGGAGGTGTAAATGTTACCTTTATCAAGTGCTGCTATAATTGAAAAAAATAAATTAGAGAGTGATGGTGTATGGATACTTTTACTTGAAATAACATTAGTTGATGGAACAATTTTAAGAGTTTGTAGGAATACTGAAGATATAGAGTGGAATGGTGAGACTTGGGTAGCATTTCCTTTTGAGTTGGATATTGTAGGTGAAACATCTAAAGGAGAAGTGCCTCAAGTTGTTGTTAAAGTGTCAAATGTGACTAGACAAATTCAGTATTATTTAGAACAAGGTGAAGGTGGTGTTGGTGCACAGGTTAGAATTATGTATGTGCATAGTAAACATTTATATTTGCCAAATCCTGAAATAGAGTTGGTATATGAAGTTATTGCTTCTAATGCTGATGATAAGTGGGTAACATTTACTTTAGGTGCAGAAAATCCTTTTAATAAAAATTTTCCTAGACATAGAGTTTTAAGAAATTTTTGTAGATGGAATTTTAAGGATGAAAATTGTCAGTATCAAGGAGATGCTATTGATTGTAATAAAACATTAGCTAGATGCCGTCAACTCGGCAATTCTCATAGATTCGGTTCATATCCAAGTGTAGGAATTGGAGCGTTATATGTTTAAGGATGTTTCTAAATTTATAGGTATTCCTTTTGTTAATGGAGGTAGGGATTTTAATGGATGTGATTGTTGGGGATTAGTTAAGTTAGTTTATAAAGAAATGTATAATATAGATTTACCTGATTACAAAATATCTTGTTTTGCTGGTAGAGAAATAAATGATGAAATTAGAAAAGCCATGAAAGTATGGAAAAATTTGAAAGAACCACAAGAACCTTGTGTTGTTATAATGTCAATCAGCAACAATCCATGTTTTATAAATCATTGTGGAGTATATATAGGAAATGGAATGTTTTTGCATTCTATATTAAAACAAAATTCTCATTTAGATAGATTAGACCATCCTTTTTGGAGAAATAAAATAAAGGGATTTTACGCTTATGTATAATAGTGATAAAGTAACTTTAACAATAGTAAAAAATCCTCTTGATCCTTTGGGTTCAAGAGAGGTAATAGAGCTTGATTATATACAAGGTGGTTGTGTAAAAGATTATGTGGTTAAATATTATGGATTCCTGTCTGATGATTTTGAATATGCTGTAGCTGTAAATGGTAAAATTGTAAAAGATGTTTATTTTATTCAGCCAGGTGATTCTATTACTATAGTGCCTGAATTACGTGGTGGTGGGGGTGGAGGAGGTAAAAATCCACTAAGAACAGTAGCAATGATAGCTTTAGTGATTGTAGCTATTGCTGCACAGCAATATTGGGCAACTACTTTAGCACAAAATTATGCCTGGGCATATGCAGCAGGGGAAGGGTTGACATTAGCGGGTTCTGTGGCAGGAGCCGCTATTGGTGCCACGATAATGATAGGTGGTGGGCTATTAATTAACTCTATATTTCCATTACCAACACCAGATTTAGGTTCATTTGGAGGTGCTGATTGGGGTTCTGAGTCCCCTACTTATGGATGGGATGTAGCAGGTAATACAATTCAAGAAGGCAGAGCTTTGCCTGTTGTTTATGGAACTTTAAGAGTTACTCCTTATTTAATAGGTAAATATGTTTTTGTAGATAATGATAAACAGTATTTAAATTTGTTATATGCTGTTAGTGAAGGGCCTGTTGATAGTATAACTGATGTTGAAATAAATGATAATCCTATTGATAATTATGAAGATGTTGTAATAGAAACAAGATTAGGTACAAATGATCAAAGTGTTATTTCTAATTTCAGTGATACCATTACTGAAACACAAATAAATATGAAGTTGCCCTCTGATAATGTGGATATAACAAAAACTACTATTAATCGAGATGCTCATGTTTGGGAAGGACAAACAACTAGAACTGATACTGATTTTGCTGTTATAGAATTTAATTTTCCTGAGGGATTGTTAGTTAAAACATCAAGTGGTAGTAGTGTTGATAGTTCTGCTACAATAACTGTATATTATAAAAAAACAATTGCCTCGGAATGGCAGTCAGTAACTAAAACAATTAAAACAGATTCAAAGGATGAATTTTCTGTATCAGCATCTATACCAATTGAATTTGGTTATATTTATGATTTAAAGACATCTGTATCAAGTCAAGCAACTGTTACTATAACAAATTTATATGAATATAATGTTGATGATGTTCAATTTCAGTGTGTTGGAAATAGTACAGAAGGGTTAAATGTTGTTTTATGTTTTCCGCAAGGATTGTATTATGCAAATGACTCTGGTGGTTTATCTAATGCTAGCGTTTCTGTTAATGTTAGTTATAGAAAAGTAGGTGAGACTGTTTGGGCAGGAGAAACTAGAACAATAACAAGGGCTACAAGGTATCCAGTTTATGAAGTATTTAGATTTCAACATTTAGAGCCTGGACAGTATGAAGTTAGAGCTGAATATATATCACCATTACATACAGATAATCCAAGATACTCAGAAACATGTTATCTGGCTTATGTTCAAGAAATTATATATGACGATTTTATTTATCCGAACACAGCTTTGTTAGCAGTTAGAGCTTTGGCTACTGATCAAATGAGTGGTGGTCTGCCAAGGGTTACTTGTTTAGTAAATAGGGCTGGTGATGGTGTAGAGTTAGATAATGTATCTACAATGGGTTTATTTTATAATGGATATATTGATCAATTAAGTTATGCAATTTCTGGGCAGTTACCGGATAGTGGTTTATGGTATGAAAATAATGATAAAATAGTGGGTATAGCATTTATTACATTTTCTAGTCAGGCATTTATATTTATACTTGAAACGTCTAATAAATACGATGATGTTGATAATTATGATTATAAGATTCAACTAACTGGATTAAATTCTACATTTAATGTTGATGGGCTAGATGGTATTTATGATATAAAAAGTAATCGTGTGATTCCAAAAAGTGATTCGTTTCCTTATTCGCTGAGGGAAATTGAAATAAATTTTAATTATGACAGGTTACCAATACCACTTAATATGTTGCAACAAGGGGCACATAGTTATATTTATACTTATGCTCCAGACATACATAAATATACAACCTGGTATTATACCAGTGAGTTTATTACAACGATTGATACTGATATTCGATATAAGGTTTTAAAAATTCCTAAAAGAAAATTAAGTAACCCAGCTTGGGCTTGTTATGATATTTTAACGAATAAGCGTTATGGTGGTGCTGTTGATGAAAATAGAATTAATTTATCTGAATTTGAAGATTGGGCACAATATTGTGATGAAAATAATTTAACTTGTAATATATGTTTTGACCAGACAATCACATTGTCTAAAGCATTAAATGAGGTTAGTCAATTAGGCAGAGCTGTTGTAATTCAAAGAGGCACTAACTTTGGTGTAATTATAGATAGACCATCTGTGCCAGTTCAAATGTTTACAATGGGAAATATTATATCTGGCACATTTAAAGAAACATTTTTAGCTAAAAAGGAAAGGATAGATGATTTAGAAATAACATATTTTGACAAAGAAAAAAATTATTCAAGACAAATAATTGAATTAAGGCAAGAGTCTTTTGATACAACTAATGAGGCTGTAAATAAAAAAAGTATAACTTTATATGGTTGTACTGACAAAGAACAAGCTATTAAATATGGAAAATTTTTATTAAATTGTAATAAATATTTAAA